ATTAAGGAGGATATTAAGGAACTCAAAATCCATAGTAAAGAAAATTACTTGGGTATCAAAAGGCTTACTGTAATGTCACACGATATGCCAATAGGTGAACGAATAATCGCAGGCCACGATTATATCAAAGCAGGTGGCAACGGTGATGTTAAAAGTTATTGCAAAGAAGAATTACATATAAACGATATTCAAGATTAGGAGGAATTTATTATGTCAATTAAAATTGCTTTAGATGCAGGTCATGGATTAAAAACTTTGGGCAAACAGACACCCGATGGTATTAAGGAATTTACTTTAAACGATAATGTTTGCGATTATGTTACCGAGGATTTATCTCCCTATGATTGTGAAATAATTCGCACAGACAATAACGAAGGTAAAACTGATGAATCCCTTGCAGAACGAGTTGCAAAATATAAAAAAGAGGGTGCAGATGTAGTTGTATCTATTCATCACAACGCATTTAAAGGTACTTGGGGAACGGCAACAGGTGTTGAAGTGTACACAGACATCAATCCCACAATTAAAGATAAGCAGCTTGCAGAGTGCATTTATAAACGATTACCTAAGTACACCGGCTTAAAGGGTAGAGGCATTAAGATTGAAGATTGGTATGTCATCAATCAGGATAAGATACCTGCTGTACTTTGTGAAGGTGGCTTTATGGACACTAAGAAGGACTATAAGGTAATAACTTCCGTAAAGGGTCAAAAGGCTTATGCTAAAGCTGTTGCAGAAGGTTTGATTGAGTTTTGCAACCTTAAAAAGAAAACTCAACCTAAAACCGAAACTAAAAAGACCACAACCACCAAAAACACTAAATACTATAAAAAATATACAGGCAAATCCACTTCCATTGTGGATGCCCTCAAAGATGTTGGTGTGGCTTCAACATTTAAAAATCGTCGAAAGATTGCAAAGGCTAACGATATTAAATTATACGTAGGCACTTCCAAGCAAAATACGAAGATGCTGAATCTTTTGAAAAAAGGCAAGTTGATTAAGCCTTAAATACAAATTGGTAAAAATGATATAGGAGGGTACAACAATGTTATTTCCACCTTTTCAAGAAGTAACAAAATATAGAGAGATGACAACTGTTTTTGGTGGTTATAATCATCAGTTATCATGTCAAGAAGGTCAATTTTACGATATGAAGAATATGACATCTCAATACTTCCCTATTTTATCTCCGAGACAGAACAGAGGCATAGTAAAGAGATTTGCTATGCCTCAAGGCATTCTTGATAAAGAGGAAATTCTGTGGATAGATGATAGTAAATTGTACTTAAATGGGGAAGAAAAAACATTAGAAGGTGTCAGATTATCTGCCGAAAGTCCCAAATCATTAGCGAAAATGGGTGCTTATGTCATTATTATGCCTGATAGAGTTTGGTACAATGTTGACAATGGTGAATGTGGGTATATGGAACATACAAATACCATAGAAACAGGTACACCGATTAAGTTTTCGTTATGCGAAGCAAGTGGCAAGACAATAACTTGGCACGATGCAAGTTATTATGAAACTACTAATCCGGTGGACGGCGACTATATGATGAGTACCAACAATGGGAAAACCTCTCTAAAGGTATATTCGGCAAGTACAAAAATATGGTTGACGGTTGCGACTACATATACGCAAATTACTGCAAAAGGCATAGGCAAAGGCTTCGAAAAAGAAGATGGTGTTAAGCTTACTTTGCAGTCTACAAAAGGCTATGACACATTAAATAACATCTTCGTAAATGAAGAGGACGATGGTTTTGTATCTACCAATACTCAGATTATAGATAAAACCGATGATGCTATTACTGTGGTAGGTATCATAAGTAAAAATGCCACATTTTTAGATAGGTGGCTTAAGGTAGAGAGAAAAGTGCCTGATATGGCATTTATAACCGAATGTAATAATAGACTTTGGGGTTGCTCTAATGACGGTCACGAAATATATTGCTGCAAATTGGGTGATGTGAAGAATTGGAATTGCTTTGCAGGTATCTCCACAGATTCATGGGCGGCAACAATAGGCTCGGATGGAAAGTTTACAGGTGCAATAACTTATTTGGGTTATCCAATGTTCTTCAAGGAAGATTGTTTAATTAAGGTGGCAGTTAGCTCTACAGGGGGACATCAAATTAAAGAAACCAAGTGCCGGGGTGTGCAGAAAGGCTCTGAAAGAAGTCTTGCCATCCTTAACGAAACATTGTACTACAAGTCAGCAACGTGTGTATGTACATACAATGGTAGCCTTCCCATTGGTATTTCAGATGATTTTGGTGAGGTTAGATATTATAATGCTGTAGCCGGTACAATAGGTGATAAATACTACATTTCAATGAAAGATAACGAGGGTGTTTCTCACTTCTTTGTGTATGACTCTAAAAATGGAATATGGTGCAAAGAGGATAATACCGAAGTGCTATATTTTTGCAAACACTTAGACGAGCTATATTACATTGATAACAATGATAATAGCATGAAATCTGTGGGTGGAACACTTTTGTATGATGTGCCTGAAAGAAACACAGAGGATAAATTTGATTGGTTTGTAGAATCAGGCAATATGGGATATTCCACACCTGATAATAAGTATGTATCACGAATCAATTTAAGACTTACCTTAGAGTTTGGAACAAATGTAGACCTCTATCTACAATATGATTCAAGTGGAGTATGGGAACATAAATTTAATATGAGTGGCAAGGGAACACGCACATTTACCATTCCTATTATCCCAAAACGATGCGACCATTTTAACTACAAAATAACCGGAAAAGGTGGTTGCAAGATATACTCTATCACTAAGACTTTAGAAGAGGGAAGTGATATATAATGTTTGACCTATTACCTTTTCCAAATATATCAGGCTCATCACTTGAAGAAGTGGTATTTCAAGTAAACAACTATTTGTTACAGTTTAAAGAGGCATTAGAATTTTCTTTAACAAATATATCTACCGAAAATCTTTCACAAGAAGTCATTTCGATATTAAATCAATTGAATAATGATATCGGCAGAAGTGTTGAAGAAAGAGATGACCAACTTCAGCAAGTGGTGAACAATGAGATATCAGTATTTGATGTCATAAATTCGCAATCATTTAAGGCGGCATTAGATAATGCCACATCAAAAGTAAATTTCTCGGTGAATTTTAGTACCGGGAATTTAGAATATACTACATCATAAGGAGAATGAATATGGTATTAAATTTACAATTATATGCATACACCGGTAATTCTATAGTGGATTACCTCAAAAGCGAGGGTAAAGATTCCTCTTACGATGCAAGAAAAGAAATTGCAAACAGTATGGGAATTACGAATTACAAAGGCACAGCAAGTCAGAATACCACAATGTTAAATAACTTGCGTTCCGGTTCGGGTAGCACAACAAAAACTAATACAAACGCAACCAATAACAATAACACCAAAAAGAACAATAACACAAATGCGGCATCGAATAAGAATAAGGGGAACAACACCACAGTTGATGTGAACTTCAAAGGTGTAGACCAATCTCTTGTAGATAATGCTTATAAACCTTTTGAAAGCTCGGAAGAGGCAAACCAATATAAAACCAATCGTGATAATGCTGCCAATAACTATATAAATAAAGTAAATGCAGGGTTTCAACAGTCCGAAGCGGTTACAAAGGCATTTGAATGGCTGAAGGGGCAAGAGGAATACTTTAAGAATGGTAAAACATTTTGGGACGATAAAATTTATGGTCAAATAGACAAGATAGAAAACAGAGATAAGTTTTCTTACGATGTTGACAATGACCCACTTTTTCAACAAGCTCTTGCCTCTGCTATGGGTAGCGGAAAGACCGCCATGCAAGACACCATAGGGCAAGCTTCATCCTTAACCGGCGGTTATGGCAGTACATACGCAACATCTGCCGGCAACCAGGCTTATAATGCTTTTATTGAAGATGCTTATAATAACCTCCCTGAATATTATAATATGGCTTTACAAGCATATCAGGCAGAGGGAGAGGATATGTATAATCTGCTTGGTGTATATACTCAGATGGGTGATAATGAGTGGAATAGAAATGTTGATGCTTATGGTATTGTTTCCGATTCTGCAAATAATCAAAGAAATTGGGAGTATGGTTTATATCAAGACGATATAACTAACGCATACAATGCCATGAATATGTATGATAGCTTCTATCAACAGAAAAATAATGAAGATTTAACTCTTTGGCAACAAGAGATTACTAATGCGTGGAATGGCATCAATCAACAGTCAGGTGATTATTGGAATCAGACTGAACTTGATTATAAAAAAGACCGAGATAAAGTGGCTGATTCTCAATGGGAAAAAGAATATAAGTTGAGTCTTACTTCGAATAATGCAAAAGTTGATGATAAGGGAGAAGTAGTTATGGATAATACCCCTACTTATGAAGAACCTACTCAGAAACAGATGCAAGAGGCATTAGATGCATACAACAAGGGTGGCTACGATGAGTATGACAAATATCTTGATTCACTTCCTTCTAATATTGATGTAGAAAAAATCGAGAAATATATTGACAACCATGGCAATCGTACAACCGTAGATTATGTTAAGGAAGGATTTAATAACATCGTTTCATGGCTTAAAACCGGAAAATACTAAAGATTTTAGAATAAGGAGATTTTGTAATGACTAATTCAGAAAGAGCTAAAGAATATAGGAAAAATAATAAGAAATTGAAAAAAACCTCTTCTTCAAGTCAAAATAGAACCTACACTAACTCTGAAAGAGTGAAGAGACTAAGACTCCCAAAAAAGATTGGTCTTGATACTTTTGAAAAAGACCTTAAATCTATGGGTAAAATGGTACAAAATTTAGGTAGTAATTGGCAAACTCAAGAAACAATGAGTAGATTCAAGCCTCAAGTTGAAGCTATGAGAACTCGCATAAAAGATTATCAAGAATATCAAGAATTATTTGGTGGTGCTGACATTAGCAATATTGCTAATGCCTATGATTCTGTTCTCAATAATTGGGATAGCCTTTCTGAAGTGTATGGTCAATATAAAAATGCCGATGCCTATAGTGCTGCGAAAAAGGAAAGTGAATTAAGCTCTAAGTTTAGGGTGAAGACCGGTACCGATGAGAAAACGGGCGAGGATACTTATAGAGGCTTAACGTATGATGAGGTGCAAGAATACCTTAAAAAATACAAGCCTGATTCCGATGAGTATAAGTTTTTAAGCTCCTATATGGGTTATACCGACCTTAGAGATTTTGACAAGGCTATAGAAAATACTCATGTCTTGCCTGAATGGTACGATAATGCTAAAAAGAACTATGAAAATTGGAAAATTCCACAGTCAGGTACTTTAAATGAAGAAGAAACTAAAAAGAGGGGTGTAATAACCTATTACACTTCCGATGACCAAAGGAAGGCAGAGCAGCAAAGGGAAGAATATTTTAAAAATTTAAGTGGCGGCATTCCTTATGAAGAGCTTGAAAAGGCTGTTAAAGAATCTGATAAAAGTAAGTACCTTGAAAAATTAAAAACCCTAAGAAATGTGTGGGCATTAGACAATACATTTGATTTATTCAAAGATGTTATGGAAAACGAGGATTTTGCTAAGAAGTCACAGTATTGGGACGGTCATACTTTTGCTATAGATAATGCCAGTACAGCAGAAGCTGTGGCAAGTGATAATGATGGTCTTACAATGTACTACGATAAGGAAGGCGGAAAATACTATGTTACTTCTGACCCTCTTTATGAATTTATCAATAATAAAAATAATGCAAGGGAGGCAATTCCAAAAGCTGCCGTTGGCGAATCAATCTACGGTGGTGAGGGTGATGACTATTTAGAAAAAGGTTATGACCAACTTACCGAAGATGAAGTCGCTGTATTTAACTATATTGATGCTACACAGGGACGAAAAGCGGCAGCAGAATTTCTTGACAAAATGGCTGTTACTCTCACAAAGAGAAAATATGAGGAAGAGACTAAAAAGGTTGAGGAGTTTGCCGATTCGGGATTTTTGGCAGGTGTAGGTACATCGATTGCTTCAATAGCCGGTAATTTTTATGGAAGTATTGGAAATGCGGTTGCCTCATTAGACGAATGGTGGAATGACAAGGAATATAATCCTTATGACCCATTACGAAGTGTATCAAACCTTTCAAGTGATGCACGTGGTTATGTAAGTGAGAATATAGCCGAGGCAACCGAAGGCTTTGAGTTGTTCGGACAAAATATTCCTTCTTTCTTGTATGATACGGGTATGTCTATGGCTGATACTGTGGCAGGTAGTGCTATGTTGGGTCCGGGATATTCTGTGATTGCTGGTACAAATTCTTTTCAACAGACGGCTAAGGAATTGGTTGAAGCAGGTGAAGATGCTGATACAGTGTTCAAAACTGCTCTTGTAAGCGGAATGGCAGAGGTTGTATTCGAATACGTTAGCATCGATAAGCTTTTAAAAATTGATAATGTTGATAGCTTAGGAAATGTTATTAAATCAGCATTAAAACAAGCAGGTGTAGAAGCCACAGAGGAATTTCTTACCGAAGCTACTAATATTTGGGCAGATGTTTTAATTCGTGGTGATAGCTCTGAAGTATCAACAATGAGAGAAGAATTAAAAGCAAAAGGTTACTCAGATGAAGAAATAGATGCCGAAATAAGAGAATATGTCGCAGGTAGATTGGGCAAAGCTGCGGCAGGTGGTGGTCTATCCGGTCTTGGTTTGGGTGGAGTGCAAAGTTACGGTAGTTATTCTAAAAATAAATCAATAGGAAAAGGCATTAAAAGCAATGAAAAAACAGCCGATATGCTTGATATTGCCGGCTTAACTCCTAAAGAGTCTGATGCTTATAAGGCATACACCAAATATGCACAAAAAGGCTACGATGCCGATAATATCTCTAATGCTCGTTTGGGCAATCTGTATTCACTTACCAATGAAGGAGCAAGAAACACCTTATCCTCAAAGAAAACCTCTGATGGCGAAAAAATTGAGGCTATTAAGACATTAAGTAAACTTTCTAAAGTTGGTACTGTAAATGAGGCGGCAAAAATATCTAAGGAACTCACTAAAAACGGAGTTGCAGAGGAAAACTCGGTAAATGCTTCAGGTGAAAAGATTGATATAGCCGGTATTAAGTTAGGCAAAGATACGAAAGTTATAACTGCCGAAGGTAAGGAAATATCAATATCTGATATTACTCTTACTCAAAAAGATGCCGATTTGTTATCTCACGCACAACTTATGAATGAAAGTGTTGCCAATTTATTCATTAATCAGTATGATGGTCAGACCGATGTAAGTGAGTATGCCGATTCCTTTAACCTTGTTATGGAATATGCAAAGCACGATTTTACTCAAGATACCATTTTAGAAAATAAAGGTGTTCTTTCAAATGAGCAGGTTAGTGCTATTTATGGTGCTACCGTAATCAATCAATACAAAGCGAAACAAAATGCCATTGATGAATTAAATGCTAAGCATGGCAAGGCATTTACTGTGCAAGGCAAGATTGATGATTCTGTTATTGATTATGACAATACCGGAGCAGAAGGTAAAGTGGCATGGAACTCTCTTAATTCTTCACAGAGAAAAGCAATCACCTTTATGAAGGGTATTGCTAAAGGCACTGGAATGAATTTAAGTCTTATTTCAAATGGTATGGAATTAGGTATAAATGGCGCATTTGAAATAAGAGATAATACTATTGTACTTGATATTTATGCCGGTATGGATAAGGTAGGGGGTACAGATTTTTCTGATTCTATTATTCCAACTGCTTCTCACGAAATAACACACTGGGCGAAAGAAAAAGCTCCTGCTTTATATCGTAAGATTGATGAATTTGTTTTTAAATCTCTTATGGAAAGTAGTGGTCTTTCTGAGGCAGATATACTTAATCAAAGGAGAATGCAATTAGAGAAGAATCACCCAAATGAAAAAATCTCTGACGAAACTGTAAGAGATGAAGTAATCGCAAGAGCTTGTGAAGATATGCTTGCTATGAGTGAAGAAGGTAAGAAAATCTTCGAATCATTGAGCGAATCCGAGCAGAAAACTTTCGTAGATAAGATTAAGGATATTATCCAAAATCTTAAAAATTGGATAAATGACCTTCTTTCGCAATATAAGTCCAACTCTGTTGAAGCAATAGAACTGCGAAAGTATCAAGATAAATTAAATGAACTTTCTAAAATGTGGGACGAAATGCTTAGACAGGCTATTCAAGCCAACCAATCCTTGCAAAAAGAAGGCATCACCGGTGAGGCTCTTGCTAAGAAGGTTACCGGGAAAACTACTAATGAAAATGTTCAGGAAATGGCGAGAGGAAATAATCCAAATATTGCCTTTTATACCGAAACACAGTATAATAATTTTGGTTGGGTAAGATATAATGATGTTTTATCAGCAGAAGAATATAGTACATTGTTATCAAGATATGCAGATTATAAGCATAATAAAGACCATTACCCTACCACAAGATTTGGAGAAGCAGTTATATTTTCTTTTGACTATCCTAATATACTTATGTATGTTAAGGGAACAATAAGAAGCCCGCAAATTACTAAAATCTTAAAAATAGACCCGACTATACCCGATACAATCCAAATTGATATACAAAAGGAGATTTTGTCTAATGAAAGAAGCAACTTATCAATCCCGTGGGAAAATGTTACATTTGTTTTTGGAGAAGGAAGTATCGACATCTACAAAAAGAGAGATTTCTCTTCTTTTCAAGAATATAAAAGAAGAAGAGAAAGAGAACTTAGCGAAGAAGATAATTCCTCTAATAGAAACAAGCAAGACAGAAAAAGAGTTAGTGACCAAAGCAAAACAGTTAGTAAATTAAAAGATAATGAAATAAAAAGGTCTGACCGAGATACTTTAGGCAACACTTTAACCGAAGCTCAACAGTCTTATTTTGCTGAGTCTAAGGTGAGAGACGAAAATGGTAATCTCAAGGTTATGTATCATGGTACTCCTAACGCAACCTTTACAAAGTTTAGAAGTGGTACATACTTCACAGAGCATAAATGGTATGCCGATAACTACCAAAATCAAGGTGCAAGTAGTCTGAGTTATAAAAAGACTGCTGACAAGCCTGATACCTATGCCGTTTATCTTGATATTAAAAAGCCTTTTGATACAAGAAACAAGAAAGAACGAGATATATTCTACAAAGAGTATTATCAACAATGGGGTACCGGAACTGACCTTATGGAAAGTGGTTTGCCTGATTGGTTAGATGGTCAAGACTTACAAGAATTTCTTGAAGAAAAAGGCTACGATTATGACGGACTTATTCTTGATGAAGGGGCTACCGGTGGTTATGGTGAGGAAGTAACAAGCAGAGGACTTTCCTATGTTGTTTTCAATCCTGAACAAGTAAAATCAGTTGAGAACAAAAATCCTACCAAAGATGCTGATTATCGGTTCTCAGACAGAGAAAATAGGCTTCAAGAATTACAAACTGAATATACACAGTTAGAAAAAGAGGCTGAGGCTCTTAAAAAGAGTGAGGAATATCTTAACTTTTTAGATTCTATTTCACTTCTTCAGGGTGAGGAACTCGATAACGCAATTAAAGAATATGGTGAGTGGACTCGCAAATCGGGTTTATATGATAAATCTAAAAGAATGTCTGAGATTATTGGTGAGCAAAAGGATATAAGAGCAGCTCTTGATAATGAAAAAGAGTTGAGCAGAGATGCATATATGAAATCCATTGAAAATCTTACCGAAAAGGAAAAGATGGATTTTGTAAATAAGGCTGTAAAAAGATTTGGTACAACCAATAGATTGAGTCTTGCATCATATCTTATGTTGAATGGTAAAATGCTTGACTTCTCTGAAGGTCAAGGTTATAGAGTACAAGACCACAGAGAAATCTCTGAAATACTTGATATGCCTGAAACCACAGAGTATTCAGATGGCTTAATTGCTTTTATGAATATGGGTAATATTCGTTTACAGACCTATGGTATAGATATTTCCCAAGCTCCTAACCAAGCACAAAAATCAGCATTGCGAGATATTATTTCTAAAGTAATGAGAGATAATGACGAGTTTTCCGTTGATTTTTCAAAAGCAAATGGTTATACAGATGGCTCTGTTACATATCCTAAAGGAACAGCAACAACTAAAATTTTATCAGATATTGATAATTACTTTAAAACTGGTGTTGTACCTGAGTATGAGTCATCTATTGCAGAATTTAGATATAGTGACAGAGACACCATCTATATGGAAGCCGTCAACAACGGTGATATGGAAACCGCACAGCGTATGGTTGATGAGGTTGCTAAATCAAGTGGGTATAATACTCCTAAACTGTATCACGGAAGCGGCACATTTGGGTTTACCAAATTCCGTAGTGGTATGATTTATGCAACAGCTTCATCAGGTGTAGCAATGGGTTACAACAGAGGTCAAGGACTTGGTCGCATTAGAAACGCATCAAAGAGATATATCCAAAATGATGGAACGATTGATACGGCTATAGAAAATGCTAAAAATGTACTTGGTGCAACTTACTCAAGGCTTACCGATAAATCAAAGAACGATATTATATCTAATGCTAATGAGATTTTCAATGACATAAGCACAAAAATAGGTGAGCTTGATGAAAGTATAAACCGCAAAGAATCTGATGCTTTTTGGGATTATATTTACTCAAAATATGGTGAGGAAAAAGCTAACGAATTTGTAAATGTTTATCAAGGACTTGCCTATATGTTGAGTGGTGAAATGTCTGCTGAGGAAATTTTAGAAAATAATGAATGGTTTAAATATGATATTGAAAGAAGCCACGAAAGAAAGCAGATTTTCAGAGATTTCTTTACAGAAGAATACAACAAGATAAAAGGCACTTCCCTTTATCCTTTCTTTAGTTATCTCAATGGGTACGAATTTGGAGATGCTTTAATTGACCTTGAATACGGAATAAACCGACTTGCTGATGGTAGAGAAATACTAATAACCGAAAGAGGCAGTATTGCATACCTTGAAGAAGTTATAGAATCTATCGAAGCAGTTAAGGATGTTGGAATTTATCAGCTTTATGGAAACATGGGCAATAATCCGTTAGTTATTGATGAGGGTAAAGTTTTTTGGGATGCTATTCCTTTTGAGGGTAAGTATCGCAGTACAGACTATATTGCAAATTGGGCGAAAGAAAACGGTTATACTTCTGTGTTGTTTAAGACCGTACTTGACCCCAGTAGCAATGGCTCTGTCAATGAATATGCTGATGAGTATGTGTTCTTTGACTCTGAGCAAATTAAATCTGCCGACCCTATAACCTACGATGACAAGGGGAATGTTATTCCTCTTTCTGAAAGGTTTAATATGGATAATGATGACATTAGGTATAGCAATAGAGACTCCGAAGGTAACGAACTTTCAAAAGAGCAACAAGATTTCTTTGCTAATTCTAAAGTTAGAGATTCAGAGGGTAATCTGCTTGTTTGCTATCACGGAACGGATGCAAAGTTTACGGTGTTTGATAAATCAAAAATAAATTCTTCTAATGGTGCATTTTATGGAAAAGGGTTTTATTTTTCAAATTCAAAATCAGCCGCAAATCAATACGGTAACAATGTATATGAATATTATCTAAATATAACAAATCCATTATATTTAGATGATGAGAATTGGGTTTACGATTTAGGTATTGAAAAGAAAAAGGAATCTTTAAGAGTAATTGATGCAAAATTAGAAGAAACAAGAAAAGGCTTTTATACTATTCATTATAAAGATTCATCTTCGCCTAACACTTGGAAATCATTAGACAGAATAACTAAGCCACAAATAGATGAATATGGTGTTTATGGGTTTGTTGAGAGAAGAATAAATCCAAAGCCTTCTATTCTTCCGAGAGATGTAAAAGATATTGCTTATCTTGCACAAGAAAAGGGATATGACGGAATAATTGGTAACGGAACAAATATTACTGACTTCGGAACTGTTGAGTATGTAGTGTTTGACGAAAATCAAATTAAATCAACTTCAAACATCAATCCTACTTCTAATCCTGATATTAGATACTCTGACAGAGACAATGTTTCTGTTTATGATACTATGGGTGAAACTGATAGGCTAATTAAAGAGAATACACAGCTCAAGGAAGATGTTGAGAGGTTAAAGGAAAGACTTGCACTTGAAAAACAGATTACTCATGGAAATTATTTCAATAAAAACCAGTTAGATGCAGTTGCCGGGCATATTCGCAAGCTGGCAAATAGTAACTATAATAAAAAAGATTTAGTGACTTTGCTTAATGGTATATATTCCTATATAGCAACCTCAAAAGACCTTAATTGGCAAGACTTGTTTTCACAATGCTATGATGTTGCAAGCATGGTACTTGGTGAGGCAAGACCTGTTACCGTAACAAACGATTATTTAAAAATGATTCTCAAAGATATACGAAGCAGAACAATATCTGTCAATGAACAACAGATACAAAATGCGAAGTATAAGTTAGGTGATAAGTGGAGAAATGCTTTCTTTAATAGAGTAAAAATATCTGAGAGTGGAATAAGTTTAGATTCTCAATGGTCAGAATGGGCTGCTACATATCCTGATATATTCGATGCTGAAATTTCCGATGCAGACCAGCTTGTAGAGCTTTATGATATTTATGATAACTTGAAAGAGGCATCTGAAATTGTTGTAGAATATGATTTAGAAGAGCAAACAAGATGGTTGGCAAGAGAAATCTACAATCAATATTGGAATGTATCTCCTATTCGTACTACTGCTGAAAAGTATGACAAGCAGATTAAACTTCTCAATTATAAGCATAGAGAGGCTATAAATAAGCTAAGGGATAATTATGAGGACAGGTTAAAATCTCAACATAAGGCTGATAGGCAGAAGGCTATAAAACTTGTAAAAGAAATTCGTGACAGCAAGGATAAGGAAATTGCAGAGGTTAAGCAAAGAAGCAAGGCAAGAATGGAAGCTTATAAAGATAATGCTGCTCGCAAGACTAAGATACAGAGCATTACCGGGAAAGCACTTACTCTTAATGAATGGCTTTTAAAGAATTCTAAAGAGAAGCATATTCATGAGTCCTTGAAGGGTCCGGTAGCCAACCTTCTCCAAGCTATTGATTTCTCATCTCAACAATTACTTGGTATGCGTGGAGGAGACAACAAGGGTACACCAACACGAAAAGATATATCATTACAAAAAGCCTTAAGTCAGGTCAAGGATATGATGTTAGATGCAAGTGTTGGTAAAGAGGAGCTTATTGATTTATATGGTCATGATTTAGATGAGGATATTAAATCAATGGTTGAGTCTGTAGATAATATAATGCGCACTGTTGGTGACAATGCATTCATCTTAAACAAGATGACACTTAATGATTTGAATACTCTTGACAATATGCTTAAGACCATTAAACAGGCAGTTACTAAGATGAATCAATTCCATAGTGTTCACCATGCAAAAGGCATCGCAAGTCTCGGACATAAAGGAATAGAGTATGCCGAAAAGTTGGGCAACGAAAAGGCTTATGTCGAGAAGAGTATGAAAGCCGGAGCTAACAAAATGCTAAAGTGGTCTATGGCTAATCCGTACTATGCTTTCAAGAGATTTGGAGAAGCCGGCAAAAAGATATTTGAGGCTTTTCAAGATGGTTGGGATAAGCTTTCTTTCAATGCTAAGAAAATTATCGACTTTACCGAAAAAGCATATAAAACTAAAGAGGTTAAAGATTGGGAGGGTGAAATTAAATCTTTTAATGTTCGTCTCCCTGCAACTGAATTGGAAAAATCCGACCCAAACTATAAGCCAAAATATCAAAAGGTTAAAATGACTACGGCACAAGTGATGTACCTGTATCTTTTAAACAAGAGAGCTGCTGCTAAGGGACACTTATTAGGTGGAGGTATTGTAGTATCAAATATTGAAACCAAAAAGAATCAGGTCATTTCACAACCTGAAGGTGTATTGCTTGAACAGGGCGAGATTAACAAAATCATTCAATCACTTACTAAAAGACAGATTGAAGTTGCTAATGCTTTATCGTGGTTTATGAATACTGTTTGTAGTGATTGGGGCAATGAGATATCAATGGCTCGCTTCGGGTATAAAGCTTTTGAAGAAACCGATTATGTGCCTATGCAGGTGGATAAAGATGAAATTTCTACAGCCGACCCTGCCGAAAAGAATAATAGCCTATTCAAACTTTTGAATATGCCATTTACTAAGAGTTTGACCGAGGGTGCAAATAACAGATTAGTAATTTCCAGCCTCTTTGATGTGTTTGCTCAACATACCTCCGACATGGCGAAGTATAATGCTTTAGCTTTACCTGTACTTGATGCTTTTAAGTGGTATAACTACAAAGAAATTGAATATGTAGGTGACGAAGCAAAGGTGAGAAATACTGTTAAAAAGTCTATTGGTAAGGCATTCGGTAAAGAAGGACAAAAGTATATCACTACCTTCTTAGAAGATATTAACGGTCAAAATAGTTTGAGTAGAGATACATTGTCTGTGAGATTTTTCAAAAATGCTAAAATAGCCTCAGTAGGTATGAATTTGCGTGTAATTTTATTGCAGCCTACTTCCTATTTCAGAGCGAGCGCAAATATTGATAATAAATATCTCGTTAAAGCTCTTGCTCATAAGCCTAAGACTGAATATGCTGAAAAGTATTGTGGTATGGCTTTGTGGAAGTCTTTGGGTTACTATGACACCAATATTCAGAGAGGTTTAGCAGAGCAGATTAAGCACAAAGAGACTCGTTATGATAAAATGGTTGAGTGGTCTATGAAAGGTGCCGGTGAGGCAGATAGGCTTACCCTTGGTTATCTTTGGAATGCAGCAGAACTTGAAATAAGAGAAACGAGGAAAGACCTGAAAATCGGTAGTGAGGAGTTTTTCTTAGAGGTCGGCAAAAGATTAAGAGATATAATCTATTCTACTCAAGTGGTTGATTCTATAGTAACCCGTAGTGAGTTTATGAGAAGTCCTGATGGCAAAGATAAAATCCTTAGTATGTTTGCCTCAGAACCTACACTTGCGTATAACATTTTGCAAGATGCGTATATTCAGACCGGTCTTGATGCAAGAGAATTAGGTAGCAAAAAGAAAGCACTTAAGAAGAATGGCAAGATGATTGGAAGAGTCATTACTGCTTATACTGTTACTAATGCTGTTGCAGCACTGGTAGAATCCGGATTTGATGCATTGCGAGATGATGATGAGGAGGAAATGGATATAGCAGAATTTTTGAAATTGTATTTATCCAATTTTGCTTCCGATATGAGCATAGTTGGAAAGATACCTTATCTTAAAGACGGTATATCAATATTGCAAGGGTATTCTCCTTCACGCACAGATGTTCAATGGATGCAGAGTGCGTATTACACACTTTTAGGCATTTCAAAACATTTGAAGGGTGAGGGAAATCCGGAAACTACCATCAAGAATGGCATAAAAACTTCCTCATATCTCTCAGGTTTACCATTCTATAACGCATATCGTGATGCAAAGGCAATACTTAATAAGCTGGATATTTTAACCGAAGAGGATTTAGAGGAAATATTTGATGACTAAAAATGTAGTGGGGGGATAGATAATATCCTCCCACTATCTTTATAATGTAATAGAAAAGGAGGTTTGCCCTATGGAACGGATAACATATAGGAAAACACTTGATGTACATAAAAGTGGTATTCAGTTTACATTGCAAGGTTTTCAAACTGCCGATAGAACATCGAGGCGAATTGAAATTAGCCTTATGGCAAGTGGTGATACTATAGATTTACCATTGGAACAGATGGTAGCACTAATGTATGTGACTACACCAAACGCAATGATACCGAGTATCAACGAATGTACGATTAAGGACAACACAATTATCTATGATGTTCTTCCGATTGGAGCGGAAGGCATTACTGAAATGCAATTAAAGCTAATAGATACAAGGGTGACAGGTGCAAATAAAGTGCTTGCTACACCTAAATTTGCAGTTGAGGCAACAGACAGTAATACAAATGATGATGCTGCTATGCAGACACCCACATATACAGCACTTGAAAATGCTATTGCAAGCGCAAAGAGTGTATATGATGAAAGATTTTTGAGAATAGAGCTTGATGCAGATTGTATGTTCCGAGCTTATTATGCCGATGGTACTATATATGAGAGTGATGTATTAAAAGAACTATTCCTCAAGGGTGATGCTCTTGTGTCACAGTCTTATGCAAAAGGCGGCACCGGTATAAGAGCAGGGGAAGATACAGACAACTCAATGTATTACTCTAATGTGTCTAAGAGTGCATCTGCCGATGTTAATAGAATAAGTGGTGAGGCTAAAGAATTATTGCAAGAAGTCACTAAACATGGTGTATATACAGCTTTCTCATTTAATTTTGAAAAGGGCGAATTAGAATATGTGAGTCCTATGTACAAATTTGAGATTGACATCGAGACCGGAAAACTTATTGCTATCGGTGAAACATATACCTTTGAAGAAACAATAGAATTATTAACAAAGGGGTATATCGACACCCATACTGCAAAATATGATGAGAATTTTGAAAAGTTAAATAACGATGTTTCAAGCTTAGGTAGTGAAATAGACACCGAAAAAGATAATATTTCTGCTCTTTCAAGTGCTTTAGAAGAAACTAATGAGAATCTTAAAACTACCAATGATAATGTTTCTGCTCTTTCAACCACCTTGGAAGAAACTAATATGGGTCTTGAATCTGCCAATGAAAATATTGTGGCTCTTGAAGAACTTGTCGCAGAGCTACCTATCGCAAATGGTGGTACCGGTGCTAAAAATGTAGAGACAGCAAGGTTGAATCTTGGTGTAGCACCTGCAATAGAATCGACAGATTATCCGGGTTGTTATTATCGTACTGTCGGTGATGAGCTTGAATGGCTTAATCCACCTATGCAACAAGGTGTAGAATATCGAACAACCGAGAGAATACATGGTTATCCTGTTTATACTCAACTATTTAAAATCAATTCCGGTGTAATCGGTGATGGAGAAACAGAAATATTAGATGATTTGGGTGTTGACGGATTGGTTTTCCGTTCAGAGGCTTGGACATCAAAGAGAGTGCTACCTTACAATGTGCGTTCCACAACAGGGTATCAAACATTTAATATGAGCTTAGATGGTAGTTGGAGTTATCATCAGGGTGCGAGTGTTACCAAAGATAATCTATGGATTCAAGCTTGGTATTATAAGAAATTAGAATCGTAAGAAAGGAAGATTATTATGAAGAAAGATTTTATTAAATGGTTAAAGGCGGCAGGTATTAGAACTGTTAAAACTATGGCTGAAACAGCTATTGCTTTAATTGGTACTAATGCTATTGGTATTACCGATGTAGATTGGTTAGGTGTGGGTAGTGCTTGCTTGCTTTCGGGTGTGGTAACAGTATTAACTTGTATTAAGGGTATGCCCGAATTAAAGGAGGAATAAATTATGGCTTCAGCAGGTAGAATTTTAATTATGCCGAAAGGCGATTATGACTCAAGTGCTACTTATGAAATGCTTGATTTAGTTAAACATAATGGTACATCATGGTTGGCAAAAAAAACAGCTACAGGTATTGAGCCGAGTGCTGCTAATAGCGAATATTGGCAAGATGTAATTGATACTTCACCTTTATTGGCAGAAATAGAGGCTTTAAAAGAAAGAGTATCAGCATTAGAGCAAACTTAATATGTTATAACCCAATAAGATAGTGTATACTCTATTTAAAGATACACTATTGTTACACAAATTAGTTAAAAACGGCATAAATAAAGGGTTTAAAGTTCTCAAAGAGATAATTACAAATTATTTCAAATTTCAGCACTCACTTCTGTGGGTGCTGTTTTTTTGCACGACGTACGGATGGGTTGGAAAAATTCGGA